TGCTGCTGCTGCTGCTAATGCTTCTGTTTTTGCTGTGACAACTGCGGCATTTGCTGCATCTGCTTCTGCCCTTGCTGCAACAGCCTTTGCATCTGCTGCTGCTGCTGCTGCAGCCGCTGCAATTGCAGCATCATTTGCTCCATCTGCTACATCTGCTGCTGCTGCTGCATCTGCTGCTGCTTGAGCTGCATCTGCTGCTGCTTGAGCTGCATCTGCTGCTGCTGCATCTGCTGCTTCCTGTGCTGCTTCCGCGTCCCCCTGAGCAGTAGGGTCAGTAATTGGATAGTAAGTATTATCATTGCCAGAGTAGATAGAAGATGAACCGTCTGTAGTACTAACAACTAATAATCCATCTTTAGGATTTTGTACAACAACATTGTTAATATCTGTTTCAGGAGTTGTTATTGCAGTACCAAAATTAACTTCATCTGCCGTAATAGTCTCGGGGGCAATGGCGGCAGCAGTAACTACTTTTCTCTGTAACTTTGTACGGACAGGGCGGCGCTCGAGGTAGCGCATACGGCGCTGGACATCAGCAAGATTTGTTCCTAGATTTTTAGTTCTAGCTCTGCGTCTACTTGGCATTGCGCCTATCCTCCTTAAACTCACTAATAAGTTCTAAGTCTACCTTTTCAGGGAAAGCAGGAGATTCTGGGACACTTACTTTGTAGCCAACAATTTTACGAACAATGACATCAGAACGTGGCTCTAAATCACTACCAATACGCATTCTTACAAAGTCATCATCAATAATAATGGTGCACCAATCTCCAGGAAGATAGTCTCCTACAGCAGGGGATAGTGAACCATTTACAGAAATACTAAATGTCATCTCTGGTGGACGAGCCTCTAGAAGATACTCTTCAGCGTAGTCATAAAGCATCGCCTCTCCTGCTTGGTCATTAGAGCTAGATTCAATCTGGTCAAGTACTGGCCAACCTGCCCCTAATAAATCTAAAGAACTTGCTGCAGCATAAGGCTGGCTTGCTTCACCATCAAGACCATCTTTATTTCCACCAACCCACATTCTGGTTGCAGCCTGCTCTGCTGACTCGTCAATTTTAAATTCAATAATATTTCCAGGGTATTCAAAAACATACTGGTCTGCACCTAAAACACTCGTAGGATGGACTAAACCAATAAATCCATAGCAAGGGGTAGAGGGGACGTTAAGTTTGTATGACTTATAAGTGAAAGTAGTAGATGTAGGGATGCTTTCAACAACAATTGTTCCATCAAAAGCAAGTCCTACATCAGTCACAACAACCTCTTGACCTACTACTAACAAATGCGCATCCTGTGTTGTTAAAGTAGCAGTGTTAGAAGTAAGAGCCTTGTTAGTTACAATTACCTTTTGAGGAGGGGGAATAAATGGTACAAATCTAAAAGTTCTTGTAAACTGTCCATCTTGAAAGTCGCAGTCAATACGGTATTCAAAGCCGTTAATATCTTTAGTAAAGTCTTCTAAAATCTCTCCAAAGTATCTTAAATCAGAGCCTCTAAATACCTGCTGAGTGACTCCGATATATTTATTGCTTATCTGGTCTGTTACGCCAATATCAGCATCAGAGTTTCCAGAGAAAGAGCCAAATGTTCCAGCAACGGCTCTTCCACCCCATTTAATAATTCCACCATCTACTGCTTCTGCAGCGGTGTTGAGAGTACTAAACACGCTATATCTAAAAGTTGTTGTGTTTATTACCTTAGAAACTACAAATGTTCCATCATAAGCCTCATCGTTTATTTCTACTACAACTGTCTTATTTTTTGATAGTCCATGCGCTGTGGCGGTAACAAGAACTGCTGTTTTATAAGAGAGTTCGCCTGCTTCTACAGCAGTAGGTGCCATATCTGCTACTGATTTTACATATGTAAAAGTTGTAGTAGTTGGCACAGAGGAGACTACATATCTTCCATTAAAGTTTGTATCTACTAGTTGAATAGCAACCTCGTCCCCGACAGCTAAATCATGAGCAACAGTAGTGGTTAAGGTTATAACATTGTTAGATGCAGATTTAGTTCCTACAGTGTAGACATTAGTTACAGTTGCTTTTGTTATTACGTTATAAGTGTTTATACCAGTTACGGCTGTTGAACTAATACTTGAAGTACTTCCAGAGACCTGAAAGGATACTGAACTAGAGGTAGGTATTGCCGTGATGGTCTGATACCCATTAAGAGCAGAATCAACATCTACAATCTCTATAAGTTGGCCTTCTATTAAGTCATGAACGTTAGAAAAAGTAAGAGTTGCTAAGCCAGATGTCATAGTTTTATTAGTTACTGAATACTCATTTTCTGAGGCTGGCTTGATAGCATCATTTACAAATTGATTTTCACCAAAGTCATCTGTGAGCCAACCAAGAATGTCTCTAGTAACGTCATAAGCATCAACAATAGTTCTTGCAGTACCAGTACTAGATGGACTGATAGGAGAAAGGTTTGCGGTGCTTGCAAAAGTAAAACTTGCTAAAGAAGGTGTCTCAGTTATAACGTGAGTTCCGTTAAGACTAGTATTTAAATTAAGAATTTTTACTGTATCACCAGCAAGGAATCCGTGTTCTACATCTGTGTAGACAGTAGCAGTACCTGAACCAGCCTTGTACTGCGAGCAATAGATTTCCTCCGAGCCGTAATATAAGGTCTGCCAAACAGCACGATGATATAAGTAACTAATCCACTCTTGCCCATCAACTGTTAAACTTTTATTAGATGGAGAGTAGCTGCGGCTCCAGATGATGCCGCCCCAGACGCAGACTCCGTTACGCAGTACATAAAGTGCTGTCTTTCCAGGCATAGTTGTTTCGTATAAATTCAAATTTTGAGTTGCTTCAATGACTGGAATTTCTCCAGAAAAACTTCCAGCTTTACTTAAAGAACGCTCAAAACTAACATTAGTGAAAGGAATTTCTGCAATTACATTATTTGTTAAGAGGTCGGCAACGTAATAGCGATACTCCGCTAGTACTATCTCGTTTCTTGCCATGTCATTATTTCCTTTGCGTAAAGTGTATTAACCGAGGTGGCCAGACCTGTATTCAACATCAATCTTTGCAGCAGATGCCGAGGCTGCACCTTCATCAGAGAAAGAAATTACATTTGCTCCAGGAGATAAAGTAATCCAGTCGTTATATACCTCTAGTTTACTGCGTGCACCATAGTACTCGCCGTTTAGGTACACGTTTCTATTGTATGTATCAATTTCTAAAGTGTCAGGGCCGTATGCTAAAGACCCAGATGCTGCTCCATATGAAACATTTGTTCCCGTAGCCTCGTAAGTAAACTGAGTAGATGTTGCAGAATCTCCGATAATGCTTGTAACAACCTGTTCGCCATTGTATGGAGTGCCGAGTCCAGAGATGGTTACTACGTCTCCAGGGACTAGTCCATGGGCTGCTGTGGTCCCAATAGTAACTAGAGAGTCTGTTATTCCTCTGTTGTTAATAGTCTTAGTAACCGCACCACGCAAACTTCCAATGATTGTTATGAATTCTTCATTTGTATTGTTGGAGATTACTGCTGGCCCAACAATGGGACCCGTAACTGTTATATATGTACTAACAGGGAAGTTTCCATTGTTTGTGATAGTCCCTAAACCTGTACGAGAAGGGGATGTAGATTTACAAAGAATTTGTGAAGTAAAATATCCGTCAGGGTCTGAAGCGTTCCACTCATACTTAAGCGGGTCGGCAGCACGAAGTCCAATAGAAAATTCAATACGACCACGGGCAGATACAGATTCAAACTCAGGTTCACCACTGAGACGCACCCAAGAGGCTTTTATTGGACTCTCGTTAGTCTTAAGCCAACCGCCAGAGTAGACAAGATTAGTTGCTGTAATAAGACGATTTCTAGCAGCAGGAGCAAGGGAAGGGTCTGGACAAAGAATTACACCAACAAGGGTTATGTCTCGTGCATTCCAACGACCTTTAACATCATAAGAACCATCACCCCAACCACGCTTGATATCTATCATGTCAGGTGAGGGGGGTTGCCACCAACCAGCAATATCCGTGATAACCCAAACAACTCCATACTCGTCAATTTTATTAAAGACAAAACCGTTGAGGGAGATATCCTCCTGCAACTTCATTCCCGTAAGATGCGGGAGCGGAAGTGGAGTTAAGGATGAATCTACTTGATTATTTTTATAGCCCTGTGTGTACGTCATTATGCGGCTCCTCTACGAAGTTGGAATGCAATCTGACGAGAGACAATTGCTGCCAGTTCACGCTCGTCCATGCCAGCAGAAGGGTTAATTACCATATTGACTGTTGTTCCTTTACCACCAGAAAGTTCGGCAATGATTGCGCGGTCACGAACTGACAGCCCCTGAGCATCAAGTGGCTCTACGCGCTCAGATTTTCCAGCCTCGGCTAACTGAGCAAAAGTTCCATTAGAAGATGGACGAACTACACCACCTTTTGCAAGTTTTACTGGCTGAATTTCTTGAAGATTAAATCCAATTGCAGGAGTCTTTAGAGGACCGATACCAATTGAAGGAATTCTAACTCTGTTAATTGCACGAATAATAAAGTTAATTCCAGAAATAATTGTATTAATTACAGCAGATAGGCCGTTCTTTAAACCATCCCATATTCCAGCTGCAGCGTTAGCAATTCTAGTTCTGATATTAGTAATATAACTAAGTATTCTTTCGAAGACAGTTTTTGCAGCATTCCAAGCAGTTTCAAGACCACTTCTTAATACATTCCATACAGTACTTAGATTATTTCTTACTCTTGTTATGTAGGCTTCCACACCTCTTCTGATGAGGTCCCAAACTACTTGAATACCATTCCAGACTGCTTCAAGACCAGTTCTTAGGACATCCCAGACAAAACCTAAAATACCCGTGATGATACCTATTTGTATCCGTACACCTGCAACAATTAGGTTCCAGATACCTTGGATAATATTCCAAACAAATTCAAGACCAGCTCCTAGTCCATTCCAAATTGGACTAAGTATTGCTATAATAAGGCCTACAGCTGGCTCAATAATTGCATAGATTGATTTAAAGGTATTTCTAAATAAAGAAACTAATCCTCCAAATGCTTCTCCAAATGCTTCGCCTGCTCCCTGAAAATCTCCAGTAAAAATTCTAAAAAGTCCTTTTAAAACATTAAAGACAACAACAAATGCATCTTTTACTGCAGCAAAAATATAAATAAGACCTGTAATTGCTCCACCAAGATTGTCAATCATAAATCCTACTAATGTTTTTAGTGGAGGCATTACATATGTTGCTATAAAATCACCAACATTTTTTAAGAATTCTTTAAAGCTTTTCATACCACTGCCAGAACCGCCGCCAAAAGCATCATCAAATGCCTTTTTTATTTTTTCAAAGTTTGCTAAAAGTTTTTCTTTAATAAATGCGCCAAGTTCTGCAATAGACTTCCTAAACTTCTCACTCTGAGTATAGGCACCAACTAAAATAGCAATTACAACAGCAATAGCAGCAGCAATTGCAACAAATGGCCCTACAGCAAGACCGACTTTAGCAGCCATATCAGCAATTACTGTCATCATTGCTCTATACAATGCAGGGCCTGATGTAAGAAATTTAAACATTCTAGAAAATCCACCAACAATTACCTTAAATGCAAAGCCACCAATCTTTGCAAGAAAACCGAAGGCTGCTAAAAAAGGAAGAATCTTTGCAGATGTTTTTAAGATATTTTGGCCTAAATCAGTTGCAAGGAATTTATTAAGTTGTTCTAAAGCAGTAGTTAGTACGCCAAAAAATATCTCAATTGAGCCGCTATCTGTGACAAGTTTTACAAATTTAGCAAACTCAATTCCTAGCTCGCTTATGGCAACCATAGCCCCGCCAAGGTCAATTGTGTTGAGAATATCTACTGCTTTACCTATGTTATCGTAGAAAATGCCTAAAGCAGGGTCATCTGCAAACCTAATAAACCCGCCAAAAATCTTACCTAAAAGTTCAAGAAGTTTTACTCCATTCTCTGCAGCTTTTGCAAAAAACTCCTTAATCGGCTTTCCATCAATACTTGTAAGATTCTTAAAACTCTCTGTTATTTTTTTAAAGTACTCTAAAAATATCTGTCCGCCGCTACCTGGACCTGTGTTGGCGTCAAAAAGTTTACCTAGTCCGCCAAAAACATTGCTAAATATCTTACCTAAGTCTGAGAAAATGCCTTTGGCTACTGCAAATCTATCTGAAAGTTTTTTTACTCCTTCTGTAGTGTTAAGAGTCATCTTCCAAGCATTTGTTAGCGAGACAAGCCAGTCACCAAATGCATCAATAAGAGGTTTTGCAGTATCAAGAATAATGAGGAAGACTTCATAAAGATTGGCTCCAGCCTCGCCAAATTTACGTAAAAGTTCATCATTTGTCTTCCAGACACTTTGTAATCTTGCTAGATTCTCTGCCGAAGTGATTGTTTTAGAGAAATTTATTGCTACATCTCCTAAGGCACTACCAGTTCCTTGGAGAAGGTCCTTAAATATTTTTATATTGTCAGTTGAAAAAAGATTCTTTAGTGCTACTGTTAGTTTAGGGAAAAGGTCCTTGCCAGCAGCAGCTTTAAGCTCTTTAAAAACCTCTTTAAGAGATACAATGTATTTAACAAAATCTTGAGCCTCAGGGGAAAGTTCTTTTAAAGCATCTTTATAAGCATCAACGGCATCTTTGTTTTCTTTTATATCCTTGACTGCCTCGGCAGCATCATCTCTATTCTCAGTTGCGCTTTGAATGGCTCTTGCGTTTTCAAGTTTAGTTTCTGTTAGGTTCTCTGTAGCATCATTTACTGCTTTTATTGCTGAAACTACATTCTCTTGACCATCAACTTGTTGTTTAAAAGTTCCCATCGCAGCATTTTTTGCTTCTGTCTTTTTAAGGTCATTATTTTTATCAATTGCGCGGCGATAGTTTAAATCAGCCTCTGCAAAAGCAAGTTCTGCTTCTTTTCTAGCGCGAGAGTTGGGAGGAAGGTCTGATACACGAGCAAGAGTTTCACGTGCTTTTTCTAGCTGAATTGCTGCTTTTTGCTCCGCAATTGCAGCATCTTCTGAGTCAAAACCTAGTTGTTGTAAGTCTTCAATAGCCTGTTCACGAGCCTTATGTAATTCGTTTTCCGCATCAACAAGGGCACGTTTTGCTCTTATCTCTGCTTTTGCTGCATCTTCATATGCTTTAGCTAAAGCCCTCTGAGCACGTTCTAATGCTTTATTTGCTTTTTCAAGTTGCTTTGCGTTGCCAGCGCCTGCTTTTGCTGCTTTATTTCCAGCAGAGATTGCTTTTCCAACTCCAGCAAATGCTAGTTTTACAGTTACAGCGGCTTGGGCCAGAGACATCATAGATGAACCGAGAACTGCCATGGCAGGTAAGGTAATAGCGCCAATTATGGAGCCCAAAGAAATTAATCCCGTACCTAAAACACCAATTGTTCCAGCTAGAGCCTGTAGGATCGGGGCAAGAGTGTATCCTTTTCTAGTAAGGCTACTAAACTTTTTACTTGCTTCTTCGCTTTCTTTGAGGAAGTTTTTGAACATTCCTCCACCGCCACCACCACGTTTAAATCCGTTATTGAAAGCACGACCAGTTCTATCACCAGCAGCTCCGCCTTCTTTATCAACATCTTTAAGTTTGTCTCTAATATCTTTATCAATACCAGTAGTGATGGCATGTATCATCACATAAGCATCACCTATAATTGCCACAAGCCATCACCTCCTAGTATTTAGCCCAGCGGGGCGTCTAATGTCTTTCCAAACGGTAGTGCTGCATCAGGATTAAAATCTGTAGAAGGTACAAATGGCTTTGTCGCTGCCTTAGCAGGATCAAAAGGAACTACATCGCTGTAGTCGTATCCACCTTCTTCAGGTTCTAAATCCGAGTAATCTGTATTGCTTGAAGAAGAGTGCTTATACTCTTTTTCATAGAACTCTCGATATATAATCTTTCTTATCTTGTTCTTTGCGTCAACTTGTTCTCCACTAGTGGCGTTTGTATAGTCTTCTTCAAAGATGACATGTATTACATCCAGCATTTCTGCCGAGTCCATCTCTCCAAGACGTAGGCCGCTCATCAGTGCTTTCCCGTTGACATAAGGCCAATGGTCTACTGCCCACTCAAGGAGTCCGTTGGCCCCGCTGTGGGACGGCCTGAGTACTGTTCTACCAGCCATGATGTAATTTCACCTAGAGATTCAACAGTAACAATCTTGTCTGACTCTAAGAGAGCATTGAAGCGCTCATAGCTTTCAGGCATAAGAGCCTTGCCAAAAAACCCTGTAACTAAGCTAGCGGCATCTGAAGAATTTTCAGATGATGCTGCAGCAACCATATCTAGAAGTACTTTTCCTTGAAGTGATGTTTTGCAGTGGAACTCTTCATCGTACAATTTGAACGATAATGGTTCTGTAACAATATCGGTACTACCGAAGTCTTTGAATCTACTTGTCATGTTTCCTTTTCCTCGTTTCTCTTATGTCTTTTTACTATTTACATAGTAATATTATTATTTTACATTACTTTTCTTAGGTTGTCTGAGAGATATCTATTGGCTTTTGTCCCTGGGTGCATGACCGAGTGGGCATAAACAATAGAAGAACCTTTAACAAATCTAAGAACTTTTGCATTATTAGCAACAATTAAGTGAGGTTTTGTACCCTCATGGTGCATCAATGCGTAGTTAAGTCTAGAGCCAACCATCACATATTGCCCACGCGGGTCACGCATGTGTCGCATGTGAATAGATGCCCTAAGTGCCCCTGTTCGGACTCCTACCTGAGCCTTTGCCAGAACTTCTAGTTTTCTACCCTTACTTGCAAGGTGTTTTCCAACCATGCCATTAGGATTATTAAATACAAAATCATATGCTGGCTTTCTAATTACAAATCTAGCCATTATGGAATTGCTGCCGTAAGTGTCAAGGTCACTGTTTGATATCCGCCCTCAGGAGCGTTGACTTCAACAGTTGCAATAACTCCAAGACCAAAACCAGAAGCCTCCCAAGTATCTAACTGAGCAGCGCTGTCAAGAAGAATCCAAGCATCGTAGGCAGAAACTTCTGCATATGATTCAATGGTCTCGGCTGCTGGTGCTTTACCGCTAGGTCCAACTGTTGGTACTTGTCTAGAAACAGCAACAGTTATAGTTGCACTGCGTGGGTCTGAGCATCGACGTGGAGATGTTGCTTCATCTCCTGGAGCACCTACATACATTTGGATAAGAGAGACTACAACTTGTTCGCAGTCTACTGCAGGCGCACCTAGTGTCCAGTATTTTCTAAAAGGAAGTGGCATGTTGTATGAGGCATAAGATGTAACAACTTGGTCAAGAACTGCCTGCATAAAAACGGCAAGGTTTTTAGCGTTACTGCTAACTGTTGCTTTATTTATATTAATCATGTCACTCCTATGCGTCGTTTTATATTTATGGTGTGTAGATTGGTTCTACTCTTGTAGCAAGACTAATAGAGATGTTAGCAGAGAGAATAGTTACTACCTCTTCTACTGCTGAGTTTGTTGGGCTAGGTCTTGTACAATAAATTTCATAAGTTCCAGGGTCTCTAATGCCAAGAACGTCGTATACATCTTGATACGGAGCATACAAAGAGATAAGTTCAGCTCCTACATCTAAAGTCACTGCATTTGCAATAACTGCTGTCTTAGCCTCTGTATAGTCAGATACGGACATAAAAATAGTCCAAGTGTCTTGTGTAAGTAGGAAGTCTCCACCAATTTCATCAAAGTAGAGGGTAAGACTTCCACCTGTAGGAAATACTTGAAGGTCAGATGCAGTCGGTGTTAGAAGTAGAGAGTGAGGTGTGATTCTTCTGGCTTTAGGTACATCTGGAGAAAATACTCGAGCACGTGCACGAGCACGGTCAGGGTTAGATGTTTTTAAGAATAAGTCAATTGCGTAGATACCAGTGCGAAGTTCATCAATAAAATCTTGGCTGTCAAGTAGAGTGTAAGAAACACCTTGACGAGAAACAGATGTTACACGCTGTGGCAGAGCGCAGGTGTCATCACCTTCATACAGCTTAACTAGTTCTATTGCAAGAATACGAGCAGCAGCCTTGCCAGCAGTTGGGGGTGGGGTTCCGTAGGTATATGTAACTTCTACGTTTGAAGAAGACCAGTTGGCTCCTGGAGTTGCAATAATTGTTGAATGCTCTGAAAGATAGTATTTACTCGGGCTAATAATTTTGCCGAATTGGTCACGCATATTATGAATCTTAATTACTTTACGACCACGAAGGCGTAAGCGGGAGGTAGAAGATGTTCCATCTCCCATAAAATCATGTTCGCCAAAGCGACCAAAACCATCTGAGCGGACATTCTCGACATGTCCATCTACTAATACAGGTTGGTAATTCTTTGCCGATGCGCCCATACGAAGGTATGGGTCATAAGAAGAAATATATTTTTCTGTTACAGTCGTTGTTCCAGAGTATTTACGACCAGACATTCCCCACAGTAAATAGGAAGCAGTCTTACAAGCATCATAGGCGTATGTAGAGTCCCCGTATGAACCGAGTTCTTCTGCGGTTACCCATAAATTGCTAGCCACTGTTCCTCCTTAAATACAAAAAGCGGACGACTACCATGTGTGCTGATGACACGACTGGCCTGTCGTCCGCCTTTTGTTTTATTTAATTAAGCTGATGGATCTTCTGATGAAGCGATAATGAAGTCAATTGGAAGGTCTGCGTTATAGCTCTGCTGACCAGGTACGTTGTAGGCTGTTGTAGAACCTTGTGAGGTAAAGTCTGTAACTGCCTTGTATCCACGTTGACGAACTGCTGAACCAACTGGGCTAACTGCCGCACTTGATACGTTAGTTGCTGTCTTAGCGTATGTAAATGTAGTAGTAGACGGAACTCCAGTAATTGTAAATGTACCATTGAAGGTTGAATCAACATCTGCTACAACAACGCTCTGACCTACTTCAAACCCGTGAGCTGAAGCGGTTGTAAGAGTTGCTACGTTACTACTTAGAGCCTTATTGTTTACAACTGCTGAACTATTATCAAACCATTGGTAGAATCCCTTAAGACCTGTAGGGGCCCAGTCATCACGTGCATAAGCATATGGACGCTCTGTAGCAACTGGGAACTCCCAGCGGCCATCTAGACCTGTACCGAATTCTACGTTTCCAAGGCCGTAACCTTCGAATGTGTTAGCAAGAAGACCGTTTTCAATAACACGGTCACCTGACTGACGAAGCTTTGCGTATGGGAAAATCCAGTAGAAGTATGGAAGTGATGTTGCACGCTTGCCATCCTTAACTGCGAATGACCAGCATTCAATAGCAACACCGTTGCCTGAAGGGTCATCGCCAACTCCTGGAGCAGCCCAACCAATAGACTTGTTGTCTGTTGATGCGTATGTTCCAAAGTTCTTGCGAAGAAGCAAGCCACCTGAAAGAAGTGCTGTTAATTCTGGGTCTGGATCGCAGATTGCGAGTTCCATAGTGATGCGCTTAAGAGTGTCTGGCGCCTTGTAAGAAACGCAAATGACACCACTTGCAGACTTCTCGATGATTTCATCGCCTTCTTCATACTCTGGTGTAAATGATGTACGTAAGAACGCCGAGGTTGTATAACTATCACCAGGTTCGGTGAGTAGGTTTCCTGAGGCGTCCAGTCTAGTGACTCGGATCGCCACACCTTGGACGCTTGCTGCGTAGTCCTGAGTGGCCATACCAGTATTCTCCTTAGTTTGTTTTTACTTATACAGTTGCAGGTACTGCTACCCGCACTGCAAAATGAATTGATGGGTCGAAATAAACAGCCGCAGAGCGAACTGCCTTGATAACCATGTCGTTAATGTTAGCATTAATTCCTTGGCTCAATGATTCGTTTACGATTTCTGACTTACTTAGGTGTACTTCTACTGGACCTGTTGCATACATCCAACGATTTGTTGCAGATGGTGCAGCTCCAGTTACGCTGTATGGACCAATTCCGCTATAGCCTGAGCCAATAGCAACTTCTGTTCCTAAACGTGTCATTGCCTTACCTGTTTTTCCACCATCTGTTGAGGCGTAGACAATCTTTGACCCAAGGATTGAGGCTACATCACGAGTCATATGAATAACTCCCGATGCACCTGTAGGTGAACTTGCTATTGCTTGCTCTAAATGAAACAGAGCGTTAGAGGCAGTGTGTGCTCCAGAAGCAGGGACAGTTGCAGCGCCTTCTTTTGATAAAAATACATTTGAATTGGTGGCTGCTGTAGCAGCAACCCCACTCCATAATTCTAATTCGACTGCCTTTTGTGTTGCTGCCTCAAGTTGCTTAAGTGCGATAGCAAAACGGTCCTGTGCAGGTAGACCAAATGTTGAACGTGCAATCTCTACTTCAATGAAGAATGGAGAGTAATCTCTATAGTACTGCTCATCAGATGCGTCATACAGTTCCCCACCTGTGACGTCATCATCATTAGTTGTAAGAATACGTGTTGTAGCAAGCGAGTCAAACTCATAAGAAAACCCACGCACCCAGCGCTCATCATAATCGCTGGATGTGTGTGTTTTGACAGTAGCAACGCTCAAGAGACCGCAAGGAGTAGGTTTCAGTTCTGGAGCTGTATAAACCCCACGAAATGCTGCCATTTTTTATCTCCTCTTGATCTCTTGAGCGTTAACTATTGTTATCTAATCTTTACTGTATTAAATACTTTTTAGTATTCAATCGCAGCAGCAGTTGCGCCACCAGTTGTGTCGCGGAGGGCAGCAGCCACACCGTTAACAGAAATGGTTGAAGTAATCTTCAAGGCTTCAACTCCGATGAAAGCAATTCCTTCGAATGTTTCAACGAACATCTTGTAGTCGTTGGTGCCAACAAGGCTTGAGTCACGGATAATTCCGAGGTCAAGTGTGCCACCATCAAGGAACAAGAATGAGCCCTCTGAGAACATGTACCATACGAATGAATCTGCAAACTCGTTAAGAGCTCCACCAGATTGTGCGCCAGATACAGTTGCATCTAGTGAAGCAGTTAGGTTTACGTTGCGTGATGCTACGTATCCATCAATCTCGCCGTATGCATTGAGAAGTGAATCTCCAGGCATTGATAGAGCGAGGTCAGCAGCCATTGCATCCTTAACCCAAGCAGGAATGATTGCACGAAGTGGTGCATCAGCCTCTAGGCGGTGACGTGAACGGTAAGCAGAAGCAGCGCGGCCTAGTTGAACTAGGAAGTCACGACCAAATCCGATTAGGGAAGTAGTTGTAACTGCTGTTGAAGCCTCACCAATCTTTGTAAGAAGGTTCTGCTCTGCTTCACGTGCATGCTGAATCAGACCCAACTCGTTGTGACGAGCGATGAGTTCTGGGTAAGCACGTGTCATCAAGTTACCAAACTGTAGCTGAAGAGTTACAGCGTCTGTTGCGACGGTGTTCTCTGAAGCAGCAGTAATAGTAAGGCTTGACTTTGTAGCTGGGTCTGGTGAGCTTGCTGCATCATTAGCAGCAGTCCATAGGCCAACAGCATTTCCGTAGTCAGAAAGCTTTGGAGGAGTGATGAAGCGGATACCACCACGGTCAGCCTGGAAACGAGGAAGAGCATCACGTACTGGACGTGCTGTTGTTCCCATTCCAAAGATGTCGTACTTAACTGCGAATGGTGTTGAGTGACCACCAGATGCAACGAGTGCCTCTGGACCTGTCACTGCTTGAATCTTGTTCCAGTTTGACTCTGCATCTTGTGTAAGAGTGCGAGCTTCTGGGAATGCTGTGGATACAGAAGCAACAATGTGCTGCTCGCCATCTCCACCGTTTACACGGCGTAGGCCATGTAGACGCTTTGCCATTGCCTCAGCAACGACGTTCATGTTGTCTAGAGAAGAGCCTGCTGTGTAACCAGGAATGTCAGCACCTGCAGTGATTGCCACTGCCGCTACTGATGCCTGTGCTACAGGGCGGTGGCTCGCTGGTACCTCAATGTTGAGGTTGTCTGCGTTATCTGCAGCGGCGGTCACGGGTGCCTCCATAATTTCTTGTGCCATTGGCACAGCTGATTCGGTTGTTTGAATTGATGCTTCTGAGCCATCAACTGCATCTGCAACGGCTGCGTCTGCTGCGGCATCATCGACTGATGCTTCTGCTTCTGCTGCTGGTGCTTCTTCAGCTACTGGTGCTTCTTCGGCTGGTACTTCTGCTGCTGCTTCTGTTGTTTCAACAGATGCAACAACTGTCTCCTCGATAGCAGCAGGTGCTGCTTCTGGAGTCACTTCTGTGGTTGAGAACTCGGTTTCTGTTCCCGCTGTAGTAGACGCTTCAGTCATGGTCTTTTCCTTTTCCTTTTCTTCTTCTGTTTTTTCAACAGGAGATGTTTTATCTTCAGTTTCTGGCTTTGGAGTTTCTGTAGGAGCAACTGGCATTGCGCCTGCTGCTTCTGGTTTCTTTTCCTCTTCCAGTACTGGGACAGGAGTTTCGGAAATAGGTGCTTCAGCCATTGGAGCTTCAGCCATTGGGGCAACTGGTGCCTCTTCTGCTGGAGCAGGTGCTGGTGCAGCATCCATGTTTTCTTCTGCTGGTTCGTCATCTTGTCCATAAACGCGGGAAGCGGCCTCAGAGGCTCGCTGAGCGAGTTCTACGGCTGCGGCCTCGCGGCGCTTGACTTCGTTTCTAACTCCATCGAGCATATCGGCAAGCGACGTCATCGCGTCAACTGTCTGCGGGGTAGGATCTTCTTTCTCAACCGATTCAAATGCACTAAGGATTTCATTTTGGAGTTCAGTAACTTGATCGTCACCTAGCTCGGCAAGTTGGTCCACTTGTTCTTTAATTCGGTCCACGAACTGTCCTTTCCTACGGCCAGTCTAAATAGGTCTTATTACCCATTTCGCTAATCAATCGGGGCCGAGGGACTCCAGGACGCATTTAATCTGCGGGAGGCACTCCACCTATTAACAGATACTACATTAGTTCAAATAGTGTGATTTTTAATTTTGTACGATTTTTATCTGATTAGGTAAGTAACCGAAGCAACTTAGACATTTGACTAGATATCTCGCTTTGGCTATAGTAGTCAGAGCCAGACATAAAACCCTTCAAATCTTTAGTTGCTATGTTGGCATCCTTTTTTCCAATTTTAGCTTCCACGCGGGTAATCATCTTGTCCATCAAATCCTGTAGCGCAGGGGGGATATCGCTAAAACGGATTTTTTGAGCATCTTGACCAAAGGCAAAAGGAAGGTTAGCAATAACCGAACCTAGCTGCCCCGCTGAGAGTCTTACATTTTCTAAAGACTCTGCATTGAGTGCTCCAGTGTCTAACCTATCAATTACGCCTAATAAATCTCCAGCAGCATTGGCTGCACCAGCGTAATCTCCTGCGTTATCGAGATTTTCTGCTTCTTTAATCTTTTTCAACGCCTCATCTGAGCCAGAATCACCTAAATTAACTTTCAACCGAGCAAGCACTTGTCGAAACTTCCCCTTGGTATCACGGGGTTGTGTTTTAGGTGTATAGGTTCCTGACTTTTCTTCGGCCTTCTGCTTGCTCTTAACTTCTTTTTTTAGTAGGTCCAACTCTTCATCGGTAAGACCTTCTAGGTCCTTCTCTGAAATCTCTATAGCAAAAGCCTCTTCAGTGTCTCCACCATTGAGTATTACAATTTCTTCATCTAAAGGCCCTGCTTTTGGCTTAAATACGCCTTTTTCTTCTTGATAAATCTTGGTTCCAAAAGTGCTTTTATTTTCAGTAGAAGCGACCACAGATTCAACGATTGCGATGCGCTCTCTCAGGCTAGCAACCATGGACTCTGAATCAGACGCTTCTTTCCAACTAGCTGGAATAAGTTCTTTCTTATCAAGTTGGCGAGCCATCTTCGCAATGTGACGACGAACAACTCCACGCTTTCCTGGCTTAGAACGTCCGTATGCCTGAATAGCATTACGAAGGTCATTAGCGTTACGAATTGGGAATGAGCCATCTGGAAGAGCCTTCTTCGACTCTGCAAGTTTCATGCGTTCTTTGCGTGTGATAACAGCAAGTTCTGCATCTGAATCATCAAGCATTTGAAGCATGTATGCAGAGTCTTCATTTCTTGCTGCCTTAACTTTATTTGAAAGTTCTTCTGCCTTAATTGCTGCAGTCATTGCTTGCATACGAGTTCTAGCATCTCCTGCGGCAGCAACTAATGGTGCTTCTAACTTATCAATTCTGCTATGAAGTTCTGCGAGAGGGTCGTGCTTTAGTTGAGCAAGAACACTTGCTCCAGCAGCAACAAGTGCCATTACCTGACCTGAAGCAACGCGAGCGCGAGCAATAGGGAATCCAGGAACGTTTACCTGACACACAGCAACAAGTTCTAGAGCACCCTTGATAGGTCTCCAGTCACCTGATGGTGCTGATGCACGAAGTGAGCGAATCTGTTCTGGACTAGTTCCAGGGCGAAGTGCTCCTGATACCCAGATGCCATAAGCATCTTCTCCTGCATGAACATCAGCAACTGCGGATGCTGTGTCGTCGTAGTGACGAACTGCTTCCTGAGCAGATGCTTCAAGTCCTGCGTGACCTCCAGCAAGAGTTAATTGACCTACAGGCATATCTACACCTTCTTCAGTGCGAACAACTCCTGTATGGAAGAATGCATAATTACTCTTACTGCGAGGAGGGCGAGTACCAAACGCCATTCCAATATGGTCCACATGCCAAGCGGCAATGTGACCAAAAACTTTTCCATCATCGGTTACAGTAAGAGCAGTTGGTTTTTTCAAACCAGGGTTGTTAAACCACTCTTTAGGTGGGGTTACTGGGATTGCTCCAGCTACCATTCCGCAAGCGATGAGTGCTGAAGCATCGAGAGGATTTACTCCTTCGACGTACACTCCATCTTGAATCACTTCTTCCTCCTGCTCTAGTCCCATCTCGTCAACAAGTTCTACCTTGCATTCTTGATATGCGGGCTTGGGTACAAGAGTTACAGCCATAACTCTTGCCTTTGTTATCTTCATTTTACCTGCTCCAACTTTGCCGTCAGCATCGTCTTTAGCAGCATTCTCATGCTCTTTTGCTTCGAACATATCTAAGTCAGCAGAAACTCCACGAATGAAGCCTCCACGGACCAATCTTTCCGCTTCTTTTCCATACTCTCCAGTGTCAAAATGCCCGTAAGCATTTCCAATACCATTTTCAACTCTTTCCATCTTTGTAATTATTCCAACTACAACTGATCCTGAATGACCTTCTCCAGTCTTGATTTGCCATAAAAATGGAAGAGGGAGGTCACGAATAGTGATTGCGCCAGCATCAAACTTGCGACCATCTCCTGATTCAGTTCCTTCTGGAATTACTAGAGGGATAAAGAAACTTGCTCCCTGATTTTCTGAAACAGGTTCCTCACCAAATACTCTTATTCGAGCATCTTCTGCTCTTGCTCTAATAGTTGCTGAAGCAATCATCGCTTCTGAAGAAACAACAAAGTCGCTACTAAAAGCATTCCTTGCCTTACCCTTCTTTCCGAAGAGTTGTTTATGTTCTTTGTCACCAGTCCAAAGACCAGTTGCTTCCTTGTGACGAAGTGCGCAATAGCCTTTTGCTCGAGGACCCATGTACTTCGAGAGTTGACGAACGCATCGTGTCCAATCACCACCAGTTCCCCAACGAATCTTTGCTGCGCCTTTACCAGTTAACCAATATTGACGTAACTCTTCAGCGTTTCCTTTATTTCTATCAGCACCGCCTGCTGCAATCATTGCAGCAACAATCCTCATATCTGATTCATCGTAGCCAGAAGATGTCATTGGTTTGATTGAATCAACTTGCTCTAAAACAGTTGCTAGTGTTTCATCATCTAGTACAACAACTGGTGGAGGTGTAGGACTGTTGAGGTCATTAAGAACTTGTTCGTTCTTCTCCCACTTCCCAGGCTTACGAATAAATGTCATAGGACTAGTAGAGTTTGTTGATGCAGGAATGAGTGAAACTAAATCCATAACAGCCTGAGGGTCATCAGGAGAAACAATTGCCATATAAATTGGTGGAACATCTGAAGTATCTGGAGTTAATTCTTTTCCTGCTTCAGCAGCAGCAATAAGAGCAGAAGCTCGTACTGGCTTAACTCTTGCCCATGAACCATCTTCTTGCATAACAAAACCTTTAGCAACAACTCTATTCTTTGAGCCGTACCAAATTGATTTACCGTCTGAATACTTTGTACGAACTTGGCCAGTAAAGGGGTCTGTAAATGTTTTTAAAACCTTACCTACTTGACCATTAGGGCCAGTCTTAGAACTATCGTAAGAACCTGAAGGTGGATTTTTAGGGTCATTAGGTCCTATAGAACCGTCTTCGTAAAGTTTGAATCCCTTAGGAACAACTGTTCCCCTCTGTCCAAACCAAGTTTCTCCGTAAGCACCTCTATACTCTGTAGTTTCTTTTCCAGAAGCATCTTTAAACCTCTGTACAGCAGTGCCAAATTCTCCCTTGTCGTTAATTGCATCAGTAGACTCGCCAGGATAGATTGTTGCTCCTCCAATAGAGAATCCTGTAGAAGGTACGTATACGTACTTAGGTTCAGGTGCCTTGCGTTCAGTCGTATCTGGCTCTCCGCCAGAAGCTGGGTCATCACTTGGAGCTTTTCCAGTTCCTTTTGAACCAGGTGCTTTTCCTGTTCCACTACTTGGAGCACCACCAGAGGATGGATTACTTGGAGTACCAGGAGAAGATGGGCTACTAGGGGTACCACCAGAGGATGGATTACTTGGGGGGTTACCAGAAGATGGACTACTTGGATTTGTTGAAGAAGGTTTTGGAGCAAACCCTGCTGCTGGCTGTTGTAGCCAACTTTCAGGGTTCTTTCCAGGAGATGGAGTTAACTCGCTGGATGGTTTTGCACCTTCCACATCTCCTGGTTTAACTCCGCGTAAATCTGGACGATACCAAATTGCATTTGGATAAAGTGTTTCTCCGTTAGGAGCCTTAGATGACTTTTCTAGAAATGAACGAAGCGATGGGTCGTTGTAAGCATTAGGACTCTTGCTGTCCATTATCTGCTGAATAAGAGCAGAGCGTTCTGTAGGAGCAGCACCAGTATTTAATTTAGCTGTTCTAGCATCAGTAGCCCATGGAGAGAAGTCAGCAAGGATTGTATTTACTTGATTACTTCTCAACTGAGGAAGTTTTCCAGGAGTGTTAGCAACAGGGCTGTCAATAGGTGTGCGAGGCTGTCCTAAAATATTACGAGTAATTTCTTTTGTAGAAGATGCTGATTGAATTTGAGGCAGAGGTACAAAAGTATCTGCAGGTTCTGTTGTGTTTCCTGGAACATCTACAAATGCTCCGTTATCAAGTTTAATTTTTAATGTTTGTGTATCTGAGTTTGCAGATTCAACTGTTCCTGAGTATTTAGCGTTTCCACCAATAACTACACGGCCACCAGCTTTAGCAAACTCGCCATTCTTATTACGAACCTGACCACGAGCCTTAGATGAACGCTCTTCTGGTGTGTAGTTTCCATCTTGGTCTGTAATAGTAGACTTTAAAGTTACAGAGTCTCCCTTTTCAGGAACAGCTGCGGTAATTGAACTTCCTGAGTAATCTTCAAAACTTACATAGTTATCAGTGTTATCAAACAAGACTGCATCAATAAGTCCCCAGTCGACACCACTTACTTGGTCAACAAAAAGTTGAGCCTCTTCAGGAGCTAGTTGGGAGATTGATACTGGTTCAAATGGGTTAGAGTCAAACATTCCGCAAAGAATGATTGATGTTTGAACATCTACAGGTACATGCATTTTCATAGTTCTGTCATACGGGTCGTCTAGTGAACGATCATATGTTTCAAAATCGTGATTTACATTTCCTAAGTCTTCCCACATACCGTCATCCCAAACAAAACAAGCACCATCTGGAATTACTTTATAAATACGGTCAACTTTTCCAGAGTCCAAACGGATTCGGATATAAAACTGAGGAGCACTCTCTATAGGAAGTGTTTCTGATTCTATAAACGCATCGAACTCAATTCGACCAGGGCTTTCGTAGCCGCCCATGATGTGGTTGTAGGAGGCAGTAATTGAATTTGACTGAGCCTTCTTATTTTCACGGTCAACAATTGCTGATGCCCAACGCTCTGCGGCATCTCCACCCCAAAGTGCCCAAGCAATACGACCATTTGATGGGTAGTTAGGTTCCCCTGGCTCGTAGCCCTTACCCTTTTTATCTACCTGATGGCGTGGAAAGTATTTAGCAATGTGGCGAACCTTGCGGATTCCAATTTGTCCACCTTTAGCAAGAGTGCGAGCAGTATTTAAACCAACAGGTGTTCCGCCACGTTTTTCTTTTTTGCGCCACTCTAAAGCACGCTTTGCTTCTGCCTGAACTGCTTTTGGAATTGTATAAAGACGGTCATTATTTGAAAAAACCTTGACGTCTAAGTCTGTTGTAGCCGCTACTGCTAATTCGAAAGGTATGGAGTCTGGTGCTTTTTGGTCGCCAGAGGGAGTGAAAGAGGCAACTAGAACCTCTGAACTACCTACGGAAGAAACTAATTTTCTTTTCTCGTTGACAACTACCGCTAATTCCCCTGCGGAAAATAAGACTTCATCGCCACTACGACCAATAAATAGCATTTTTACGCTTTACTCCGTCTCTTTAGGCGCAGACTCGTACTCGGCAACCAATTCGATAGGAACAGCATAGTTTTCCATGTCTGCTGAATCGTATACAGGTATGAAGGCGGGGTCTACGTAGAAACTAATTGTCCCATCTAAATCAAACTCCCAATCGTCTTCTGGAGTGATTTCTTTCCACTGACCTTTGTCACGATAAAACAATCCATCAGCAGAGTCGTAAAAAATAGTGATTGCTTGGTCGATATCAGGGTTGCAAACACAAATCAAGTCCTGAGGTCTTTCGGGTTTATTTGGACTAAATGCCATTTTTACTTCTCCTCTGTCTTATTGTCATTGCTTGGGGACTCGGGGAAGGTAGGCTCGTGAAGTTTAAACTCCCAGCCAGTGACTCCATTAGAAAATGCTGATAAATATGTCTTTGCATAATCAACAGCTTCTTCCCAAGAATCATATATATCATCTTCCGCATCTGCATCAATAAACATCATATTATAAATAATAAAATTAAGAACTTCGCCTGGTGATACAGATTTTTTATTTTCAGTTACTGCTTTAATACGTGCCCCGATTGCTGCACTCATCGGAATTATAGACTCCTCATTCATCCCGTCGGCATAGGCAATTCCATACTTGCTACCATCCGTAATCACAATAAATGCAGGTGTCTCGTTACGACCATCTAGATGTGTATCAGAGTATAACTTATAATATGTTTTCATTTATCTATATCTCCTTTATCGGAAAGTTAACAAAGTATCAACGAATTTTTCAGGGTTTTTAAGAATGTAATCTGCTCTTGCAATAAGATATTCGTTTGCTCTAGCGTCTCTAAACTTCATAGCCTCTGCACGCTCTCGCATACGAGTAGCAAACTCGACCACCTTAGCAACTGCAGCAGGTTTCTGCTCGCCATTTGCAATTTGATCTGGCGTATATCCTTGGTTAATAAACTGCTTAGCAAGTCTTCCTACCTGATTAAAGTTTCCATAATTACCCAGAACCACCTTGTTTGGGTCTAGGTGTAACGGATTATTTATGTTCTTCTCTGGCTCACCGAATGCGCCGTTAAACATTGCAAGTCCATTATCAATAGGTACAAGTCTTGCTTTTCCTGTCGCAGGATCATTTCCCCACATAAAGTTTCCTCCATGTCGGTCCGTGTTTCCGATAATTGCATTGGCAACTAGGAAGTGGAGCAACTCTTCACGATGTGCAGCACTAACTTGGTCTAGACTATATACAGCAGATTTATTATGGACTTCAATGTTTACAAGACCAAAGAATCCTGCATCAGCATATTGCATAACGCCAACTCCTCCAATATCTGGAGTAAGGTTGTCAGGATTGATTACAGCAACTGCAGGCTGAGCAAACCCTAAATCTCTATAAAGTTCCGCAACCATTTCTTCAGCTTTAATTCCATTTCCTTTGAAATCTCCTCTATTGCCGTCATTATCGTATTTAATAACGATTCTTTCGCCTGTAAGAGCATTTCTTAGTAAAAATACAGTGTTAAGGTTGTTTGCTGCGCTAAGTTTCTTTTCAAACTTCCAGTTACCGTAGCCATTTAGTAAGTCTTTATATCCAAGACCTTCAAACTCTCTAGCAATATCTGCTAAATGGTTCGCCATATCATCGTTTGGTACTTCGCGGGAAGGTACTTTTGGAAGGTCTCCAACGGCATCAAAACGTTTCTTAAGGTCTTTCAATCTGTCTATAACTACAGCATCTGCTGGTACAGGGTTAGGTCTATCAATTGAAGCAAGAATTGCATCAATATCTCCACGACCCCTAACTATGGCAGCTCTAAAGTTAGGGTTGTAGACATCTGGATTTACAAGTAAGTCGTTATAAGCATTCATAAGAGAGTCAACTCTTCTTCTGCCATTATAGTCAAGTCTTTTTGCTAACTCTAACTCCATATTATTACCAAAGAACTCGGGATGCATCTCTCTAAGGTCTGCAATTTTATTATTAAAATCTTCTCCGCCATCACGGATAGGAAGCTTGTCTACTCTCTTTTGTAGAGCAGCAATTTTCTGAGCCTCCTCAAACCAGCCAAGGACTACTGCATAACGATAGGCCACACCAAGATCGCTATTAAATCTTGCATTTTGACGACGGTCTACTCCTCCTAGTGCATCAGCACCATTACCAACTGCTAAACGTAGCTCGATAGACCTTCTTAGTCTTTGTTGCTGATCTGGTGTTAAGTCTTTTCGAGCATCTCCAGGCAACTCTTTATCTCGGAGAGCGACAGCTAGGTCCATAGCGCGAGCTTTTGCTTCTTTGAGTTGAATTGCTTTTACTGCAGGAAGTGGAGGTACATCTGGTGTATCAACAGTTAATACAGGTTGCTCTACTGGATCTGGGAAACCTCCATAAGCTCGAAGAACTTTTTCTCCATCATTAGAGTCAGCAACTTCTCCAATAAACTGTCCAATAACTCCTTGAACTTCACCTAAGGATATGTTTTTGGCGATAACTGCATTGAGGTCGCCATTCTCATTAAATACAGCAGCCTCATACATATCATCAATTTTTACTACACTAATTTTAAATTTGTTACCTTTTTGGTCCTCAACCTCTGCTTTATAAATAGGCTTAGGCATGCCTGGAGCAACGGGTGCGGCAGGCTTACCTTCAGGAGTATCTAAAAGTCTTCCTTGTTCTGGAGCAGGAGGTACTGGACGCTCTCCTCTTACATCTTCTGGGAATAAGTTAGCATCACGATCACCAGATTGTGGAGGACTTGCAGGAGCAGGATTTGCTGGAGCATTAGGAATCATAGCCCCACCTCTGAATCTAGGGTCTAAGACTAAGTCGTCGTAGTTACCCTCATATAACTCTAGGTATCCAGCTTTAACATCACGACCAGCGTTGCCTAGAACCCAGTCAAGGTTACCGCCTTCAAACTGAACTAATAACTTATTAGCCTGAACTTTTCCAGCACGTACTTGGCCTCCAGCTTTTTTACCTTCTCTAACTTGTGCACCAATACGATTCTTTACAACTCCACGTCCCCATTCAGGGTGTTTTGGATGTATAACAACATCTCCTGGCTTAATTGGGACACCATTTTTATCTTTAAATAATCCTTCTTCTTCTTTCTGTCTTGCTACAGGTCTTCCTGTTTTTGCTCTAACTTGCTCAGAGAGAGGGGCACGCTCAATTAATCCACGCTTTCCTCCGCGAGGCGCTGCCTTTACGGGTGGAATTGTCTCTGCTTGGTCTTCAATACCAAGACGACGAACATTGCGAAGTGGAGAATCCATTACAAAGAATCGATCTTCTTCTTGGTTATTGTAAACATTGAAGACTCTAAACTCTATACGTCCTAAATCTGCTGGTTTCATTTCAAGAATTTGTTCGTAGCGATCATAGAATGCATTGTACAAAAAGTCACCAACCTGAAGGTCTTTTGCTTCGGTTGGTAGAAGAACTCCAGCATTTGCTATTACATACTCGTTATTCTTGATAACGGCTATATCGGCTTCACTAAGGTCTTTAGGCTTAGTTTCAGGAGCAGGAGGTGGTGTAGTGCTCTTTGCCATTTCCATCTTATCCAAGGTAAAGACCTTGAATACTCCATCAGGACCGTCTTCTATAGCACGAAGATTTACATTGCCGTTCTTTGGATTAGTCCAGATACTCTGTGGAGTGACAACTCTGTTCTTTCCATTGTAAGAGAAAGCAATTTTCTGACCCTTATCAATTGCAGATTGAATCTCTTCTTGAAGGTTAGGACTGTTTACATCAACAGCAACAACAGATTCTGCTTGTGAAGATGGTGCAGAAATATCCTTCTCTTCTTGATCAACAAAATTAAATGGCTTTTGTTCTCTCTCTTCAAGAACTTTTAATCCTTCTTCACGAGGGAGCTCATTGAGTGCCTCCATAGCAGTCTTGCCATACATGCGCTTCATATCGGCTTCGGCAACAGCCTGAGCATCACCGCGATCCATATCTTCTTCTGCTTGATACTTGTCTGCTAGTGCCTCTTCTTGATCTAAGAACTCTTTTACATACTCTCTCTTAAATTTGGCAATTAGTTCTTTGTTGTCAGTCGTATCTAAGCCCTTAGGTGTTGGCGCATCGATATCCATACTGACATTTGCTCTATCCCAACCTTCGAACCAATCTTTCATCAATTGATTTCTCTCTGCAGAAGATTTACCTTCCATCAGATTTACAAGGTCTGGGTCAGCCGCTGCATTGCGCTCCTTTCCTTTAGCAAATGCATTTTTGCCAATTTCTTTAGGATCAGACGGAAGTGTTCCTGAGTCCAAACCGTTTAGTGCTTCATCCATATCTTTGGCATACTTATCAAACTGAGCGTCACTCTCCCAATCGATTCCACCATCCATATCAATACGAGCAACAACAGGGTCTCCTGGCTCCCAATTATCTGGGATTACCTCAATGTTTTCAGCTTTAGCACCAAATGCTCCTCTATTAATTACAAAGTTAAGACCGTTAGCCTTATACCCATCTCTCTCGTTCTTATTAATCTCTGCAACAAGGTTATCTAAGACAGGCTTTTCAATCAAAGGATTTTCTGGTGTCGCATCCTTTGGTGGGTCAACAATAGTTTGTTCTGTAGAGTCACCAGAAGGAGCGTCTCCTGCCTGTGCAAGAATCTTTTCATTCTTACCAAACTCTGACCAGCGTGCTTTTTGTTGAGGGCTAGGTAGGTCCACTGCAAATGAGTTAACCCAATCAACAAGTGCGTCAGCATAGGCAGGTGTGTGATTATCTGGGTTAGCAAAGAAGTCAGCAAGTTCTTGCTGGGACATTGAATCAAATGAAGCAATCTGCTCATCGGAGTATCCGTATTGTTTTGCAATCTCTGCTACACGCGCACGAGCAGCAGAAGAGTATTCTGCTCTTTGGTTTTCTAGGTCTGCCTTTAAATCGTCCCAGTTATCATAAGATTTATCTGGAGTAAGCTCATTGCGGTCTCTAACAGTAATCTTTCCATCTTTATCAACTGTTGCTTCAAAAGTGTTGTTTCCATAAACGTTATAGAAGTTATCTGGATCAGCGTCTAGTCCCCTTCTCCGATACTCAGCGCCCCAACCTTCAGGAATAGTGCGTCCCAGATCGTCAACGCCGTCTTCGGCATCTTTCTTAAGCTTTGCTACACGCTCATCAACTGCGTCTCTTTCTGCCTTCTTCTCTGCCATCAAACGCTCGTAAGCATTCATAGGCTTCGGTTCGGCAGGGGTGTCTAGAGGAAGTTCCGCCTGTGGGTCTGCTTCCTTACCAAACTTCATTGGTGGGTCCATGATCATGCCAGGGTCATCTTTACCTTCAAGAGAACGTGCGTAATCGGCTTCGAGTCGTCGGACTTCTAGGCGAGTAAGGCCAAGGTCTTCTGCAACCTTGTCCAATGAGTCACCTGTTGCAATGCGACGTTCATAAATTTCTTTACCTAGTGACTTGTCATCTTTATCTGGACCAAAGTTCATTGGAGGGTCCATGATCATGCCAGAATCATTTTCTTCTAAACGAGTCATTAACTTATCTACAACGTCTGCAGCTTCAGCAGAGTTCTTGCCGTTAGGGAAGATGCCTTCTCCTGGACTTTCTAAGCCGTCCATTATTTCATAGGCAGTACCAAGAGATGAAAGAGCAGATTTTGTATCTCCTGCTTCAAGATACTCTTTTGCTTCCTTGAGGTGGCGTTGTGCTTCAGAGATACCCATAGCTCTGTCTTCAGTAGTGCCTTCTTCATCCATGTGCTTATCTAAGAAATCTAATGCCTTATTTACATCTTTAGCATCTTGATCACTTGGCTTAACAAATTGACCTTCAGGTAGAAACTTCGCGGGTTCAAATCTCTCGCCTCTAGGGTCCTTTGGAGGGTCCATAATGATTTCATCTACAGATTTTTTATCTTTATCTGGACCAAAGTTCATTGGAGGGTCCATAATCATTTCATTATTCTGACCAGCAAAACCTTCATCAGAAATTTTCTTGATAAATTCATTTGTATCTACACCTTGAAGTTGTAGCGCATCACGCACTGCTTCTCCTGGAATGTTAGCAACAAACTCTTCGCCATCTTCATCTTGAAGTGAGATGTTTGCATATCCTGGTGTTGCAGAATCTGGTTCGATTGAACGGCGAAGCTCTGCTTCTAGGCTCTGCTTATCAATTGACTGAGCAAGGAATACTGGGTTATCACTAAAGCCTTCTGGAAGAACTGCATCAGGTGTATCAGCAGTTACTTCACGCCAAGAAGAAAAAGGAGATGGGTCAAGAGTGCTATAGCCCTCTGGCATATCGATTGATTCGTTCTCTGGAAGATAAGGAGTATGGTCCCCTGTCTCTATAAACTGTCTCATCTCCGCGTCTGATAAACCTTCAAGAACTGGAGGAAGGTCCATCTCTGCTTCACTAAACTTTGGTACTTCAGTTGCTGGGACCTCATCTGGGTTCATAGCAACAGTGCGTTCAAATGATTCTGCAACATCTGGCTTTGATTGGTCAAGGCGTGCTATGCCCTTACGGTTATCCTTAAGAGCGTTCTCGTTGTTGTTGCTGCCTAAACCTTTGTCATAAATACGTGCGAGTTCTAGAGCAGCATCTTCTCCTGCTTCATCAAGTGCGTTATAAAGTGCTTGTACAGGAACATACTCATCTCCACCGTTAAAACGAAGAACACCATAACCAACAGCATTGTCTCCCTTATTTTCAGGAAGAACACCTTGCTCTAAAGCTTGAATTAAATCTCTAGGGTCAAACTTTTGACCAAGTTCTACAGGGTCATCTGTAAAATCTGGACTCTCTTCATCGACACGACCTTCAGGGTCGTATGACTCATCAATTTTAATTTTAACTGCGCCTTGAGGATATTTAAACTCGAAAGGTTTTGGAGTCTTAGGTCCTCCTCCGTCACCACCACGTCCGCCTCCACCCTTACCATCTTTTGGTGGGTCCATGATGATTTCTTCTACAAACTTATCATCTGAAGGAAGGACAGCTTTCTTTCCTTCTTTCTTTTCTGCAATGTTATCTAGAGCATCTTCCCAGTCGCCACTGCTAGTGCCTACTGTTTTTCCAGCAGGGTCTTTAATCTCATATTGATAGTAGCCATTTTTATCTCTACCTTTTTCAATACCCCAGCCATCCTCGGAGTTCCAAGTGTTGGTGCCAGTCTTACTCCACCCCTGAGGTGCATCTACATAGACTAAATCTTCTTCGTTAATGATGTTCTTAGTTGTTGCTGTCTTTGCAGTGTTTTTACTATATCCATCTGAAGTAGGATTAATAACAGCCTTGATAAACATACCTTTTGATGCGGGAATGTTTACAATTTTTCCATCAGGAAGTTCCATCTGAATGTCATCGCCATTAGGTCCATCAATGATTGGGCGACCTACAAGGTTATAAACTCTGCCATTACTTTTACGAACGAGGGCACTAAGTCCTCCACCCATAAATGCGAATTTACCTTCACGGTCACGACGCTGCAAGCGAGCACGAAGTGAGCGCTCTGCACTTGAGTTTCCACCTGAGAATGGATTACTAGCAGCAACAATAACCTCTGCAGGAACTACGCCCTGAGGAAGGCTAGAAAGAATAGAGTTGTAGTAGACATGTTCTACAGATGCGTACTTGGATGTAAGAGCAGAAGCAATAATTGTTTTTGCATATCCATCAACAATGCGAGGGTCATCAGCAACCCAACGTGCACGAGCTTCGGTAAGAGCAGAAGCAGTCATTGAGTGGTTGCGGGTAGAACGTGGATGTGAGACTGGTAGAAGGTCTGTATTAGAAAGAGTAAGAGAAGTAGACTTATCACTTTGAGCAAGAGTGATGTACTGAGAAAGTTCTCTGATAGCCATGTGCTCACGGAGTGAGAATGGAAGATTGCGTGTTGACTGTAGTGAGCGAAGTACAACTGTGAAAGCAGCCTTCTTTGTAATCTTACGACTCGTAGACGCGTTTAAGTTTGCTTGGTCGACAATTCCAAAAGCGGTGTCACGAATACGTGATGCCTGCTGAGATGCCAGTGCGCGGCGACCCTCTTCAGAAATTACTTGGCTTAAGCGGCGAATACGGCTCATTAGTTGTCATCCTCTTCTTCTTCTGAACTTGGTAGTAAATCTGCGTCAAGACTGAGTTCTCCGTGTAGTGCTAATAGAGACGCTCTTCTAAACGGGTCTCCACCTGCACGAACTGCACGAAGCCAAGATGCTCTAATTGCATCTTCTGCTTCATACCCTGCTCCAGAAAACTCTGCCATAGCAAGGATGGCATCCTCTGGAGAATTATAGTCCTCTTTACTTCCTAGAGATATTGATAATTCTCTATCAAAGCGATACTCCTGCAGAATGTCTTCTGTTAGCTTGTTTTCGTTTCCGAGTTTTTCGCCTTCGAGAACTCCGACATCAACGACCCCATCTGGAATAACCGCGAAACGACACTTACCTTCGTCTTCGACTTCTTGTTCGATGATTCTGCACGATCCATTACCCATGTATAGAACGCAAGAAGAGCACTTGACTCCGATTCCCTTGTATTTATTTTCTTCGGCTGAGGCGTATCCTGCCCAAATTCCTGTGGCATCTTCATTAAACTTTCCATACTTCTCAGCGATTTCGACGAGAGCATTAGCTAGGTCTGACTCTTCTGGAACTAAACCAGCAGCGGCAGTAATTGAGTTGTCTCTTTTTGTTGAACGAGGGTGTTTAGCTGGGAGTAAATCATTATCTGTTGTGTAAGCAGAGTTTGTTGGCTTACCTGATTTAAGAAGTTTAAGGAAAGCGTTGACACGGCCCATAGCCCACTGATTACGGTTCATTCCAGGCCGGTGAGATGTAGAAAATGCTCCTGCGCCACGGCGATATACAGCCTTAAGCATTCCTAGAGAGGCTTTTCTACCTTCTGGTGCTTTTTCATTGTGTTCTTTGACTTTGGTAGAGAGGGTGTTTTCTGTTGCTTTACTAAATACAACTTTTCTAGTTCCAGATGCTGAACCTTTTTTATTTTTGCTAGAGCCTTTTATTTTATCTTTTTTAGGAGCAGGAGTTTGAGAGATAGTTCTTTTTCCTGCAGCAGTCACTGGGCCGCCAGCAACCCACGCACGGCAGGTGCGTGCTGATGCGCATTTGAAGTCGAAGATTTCGCAGTATCCAAGTTCTCCTGCTGCATCAATTGATTCAAACTCATCTGCGTTATCTGTTAAGCCTGTTTCAATACAAGAAAGCATCTCTGGAGTCTGAATAAATACAGCGCAGTTACCGCAAGTTTGTTTCTTTGCAGTTTCAGCATCTACATTCCACTCTTGACCAAGTGCGTTCCAATACTCTTCGTTTGGTTCCGCAGGATTAAGAGGTCCATACATCGCAGTGTCAATTGCCTTCTTACGATTAGTAAGATTAAGTGCAATGTCCTGTGTAGCAGGAGGGCAGCCGTTAATTTCAGCCATTACTGCTCTGTTTCTGGGGCTGGCTCTGCTGGAGCTGCTGTCTCAGGGGTTGCTGTGGCTCCCTTAAGAATGTCTTCAAGCCCTGGTGGAAGCGGAGCAACAGAGGCTGCTTGTTGAGCACTGCGAACTGCTTCCATCATCTCTGGGGCAACAGTTGCAAGCATTGATTCTGTAAGTTCTGGAGTGATTGCACCCTTTTCAAACAACATACGAATTGCGATTTCATTTGATGTAGGAGCATCTGCGTTTGAGAAACCATGAGCGCGACGCCATGTCTCGTAAGAAACAGCGCCACGGTCAAATCCTGAATCTGCATCCGTTGCGCGGTCATTGCGAGTAGCAACTGCTGATGGGTCATACCAAACAACAATGCGGTCAACATCTGAAGGAGAATAGCCTTGAGCAATTAAGTATGGACGCAGGTAAACAATTGTTAGAGCATCAACAATAAGAAGCATCAAAGGCTCAATGTGCGCCTTGTAGAGTCCTTCGTCAATCTGTAAAGCGTTTGAATACTTAACATTTGCTAAGCCAGTAACAACATCTTTAGGAACATCTAGTCCCTGAAGGATGCGCTCTAGAACACGGTCTGCGCGTTGTGCAAGTGCTGGGTCGAATGAACGCTCAAACTTAAACTGCTTAATCTTGTCACCAAGTTCAGCAGGTCCGCGAATAATAAGTGGAACAACAGCGGATGCAGACTCTTCATCACGAATCGGAGTTGTCATCGCATCGATGAGTTGGTCTTCAAACTCGTCTTCTGCTTCTTCTGCTGTGAAACCAGGATCTGTTTGACCATCTCCATCTTCATACGGATAGTCTGGGTCGCCTTGTGCAGCAACTGACAAACCATCTGGAAGATAAAGTGCGCCAGCGTTTAGGCGAGAGCGTGCTGTTGCACGGAACGTTCTGTTAAGAAGAAGTAGTTCTGCGCAAAGGTCTAGCAGACCGCGTATTGAAGAATCTGATTCATCAGAAAAGCGTGGATGTGAACGCCAGATGCGACCAACAAATGCGCTGGTACCTAAATGAGTTGTTGGGCCAGTATTTCCGCCACCACTTGTTTGCTCACGGCGACTTACTACGTTGTATCCGCCACGAGCATCTATAACTACTTCATCTACAGAACGAATATCCCAAGACTCTGGAATACCTGAGCCCTTACGCTCTGGCATCTGCACTAGATAACATTCGCCAGCCACCGAAAGGTTGAGTGCAGCATCTCGGAGGAGACCAGCTTGTCCACCGTATGCAGAATCAAGACGAGAAAGTGCTCGCTCTGCTGCAGCAGATAGTTGTTTATCTAAAGTTGTTGAAGAACGTACTGATGTTGGAGCCTGAGAAGGGTCATCAATTACTGCTGGAAAAATTCTGATTCGTGATACAACTGATGCAACAAGATTGAATGCATATTTGATTTCACCAATTGCGTCGTAGTACTCCCATGCTTCTGCTTGCCATGCACTTGAAGCAGCAGAGCGGCGATTTCTAAATTGCTCTGATTCACCTTTGTCATTTAGCTTTACCTGTACCGCTGCTGCTGTAAGAGAGCGAGGTTGGTTATATGGAACTGCTTGCGCTTGATTTGTTTGAGATAGGAATACAGATGCGGCTCCACTGATTATCGGAGCAGCTTGAGGAATTCTAGATTGTGTGCGAGAACGAGTTGTCTGCTTCGACTGTGTTTTTTTCTTAGGAGCAGATTTCTTTTTTGGCACGGAGACGGGAGTAGAGTCATTGTTTGGTTCGCTGCGCTTAAATACGCTCACTGATTTAACTCCTCGTCGTTGTTACGGAACATGAGGGGCTACCGCTCTTCATGTGCAGTTAACAGGCCAGCGATTGCAGATAGAGCAAAAATTATCTCGACTACATACGTGGCTTCTGGATTAATGATACTAGATATTTGAAGAATTGATGCGACCCAAATGCTTATACACCAAGGGCAAGTCAGGAGATATCCTAATAAAGACTTCTCTGGAGGGAATTTCTTCCAGAAGAAATTACGAGGTCTTGCTAGTAGTTCATCACGAATAATTAGCCTAGTGATTCTGTATGTAGCCAATCCCATAATTAAAAACTCTAGCGTTGTCATTATTCTCCGTCCGTTTGTGACATTAAAATGCTTCCATATGGGCTCCAACTGCGTAGGCGTGAGCCACATCCGCAATTCTCGTCCTTTCGGAAAGCAATCATCTTTCCAGATTCAGTAATCACCCTATGAACCTTTTCTTCCTTAGAGTAGAAGGTTATATTTTCACTAAAGATAAGTTTTGGGCCAGAAGGGTCGTCAACAACAACCATAATCTTTTCCTCGGTAGCAATAATCCTACATCTGTCTAACTTTCTAGAGCCTTTCGGCGCACCGCCTCGTGGAAGTAGTTCATTTATATCCTCTAGCGAGCCTGGCTCAGCAATGGTAAGTACTGCTGGGAAGATATCTGCTCTGATTCTCACTTATTCTCCGCATGTATCGGTGAAACATAGAATTCTTGCCAACCCAGATAGGATTTGGCTAAAGATATCGGAATAAGGATAGGATTTTCTCTATTAGATATCTCTGGAGTCAACAAAAAGTCTATTTCTATAGAAGTTGTTGCTACTGGACAGCTTTTCCAAGATTGAATTGCTTTCAAAGAGGCTAAAGACATCGCAATAGGATGAATTGATGCTTCAGATATCAAAGTCTCAAGCGTGCGAGCGTTAGGGCGTCCCTTTTGCTTCTTTGGATTAGCCCAAACTGCTACAACAAGGTCTTCACTGCTTGTGGGTTTAACCATTAGCGATCCTTCTTGCCATAGCACGATAAGTAACTCCTGCGGCTTGAGCAATAGAGGCTGCGGGGACTCCTCGGTGATAAAGGTCTAGAGCAATCTCTGTAAGTTCTCTATTTGCCTGTGCTAGGGGGCTGGAAGAAGGTGTTTTAGACCTATAACGCTTCGACAACTCTGCCAACTGGCCAATATGAGCAACCATATCAAGAGGAACTTCTGGAGAAATGCTACGCATGCGAGGGGAAGACGCAAGCGGTGCGGAGGAGGTCAATGATTTAGCTGGAGGAGAGGGAATTGTTCGTGTTTGCTCCTGATTAGCAGCGTTCTTGACCCAGAAGTGAACTGTGGACTTTGGGCGAACAGGTTTGAGGGATTTAGCAATAACTCCCAAAGACCAACCTGCTTCCCAAAGGGCGCGGAGGCGTCCTGGAATAAGTTCTGGAGACATGGCAGAGATAAAACGAACTTCGTCGTCTGGTAATTTCTGGCTATGTTTCACTGACCTATCGTACAGTCTTTTTCAGAAGCGTACAGTGAGTGTTGAAGCAGCGGAAGCATTGGACGAATCGTTAAAATATATGAACATTACCGTTTTTTGCTTTTGGCCTGCGAGACGGCTTTGCATGGGCGCGGGGCTTTTCCAAATCGTTTCCGGATAATTTATTTTATTTTTGCTTAGTTTTTATTTTCCTGAGAACTGGCTGAGAGTCTAGTATCTTAAAGTTTTCTGAGAAATACTCCTATAATCCAACCCTGAGAGTTATCTGAGAGGTATAAAGAGTAAGTTACTAGTGAGTAACATAGGAAATGAGTAAGTTACTAGTGAGTAACATAGATACATAGTTAAGTTACTAGTGAGTAACATAGATACATAGTTAAGTTACTAGTGAGTAACATAGAAAGTAGTAGTGAGTAAGTTACTAGTGAGTAACATAGGTCTTGGTTGATAGGTAGTAGGTCTATGAACTACAGACAACTTCCCTTAGATGACTGGTTATGACTGGTCATGACTGGTCATGACTGGTCAGGTAGTTATGACTGGTCATGACTGGTCATGACTGGTCAGGTCTATCTACAGGCTAGGGGGTGACTAGGTAGGTGTTATAGACATTAC